AATCCCATGGACAAACTTGCGGATAAATTTGACGCTTATCGAAAAGCGGGAGCGATTGGAATAGGAAAACAAAATGCAAGAACCTCAGATCAAAGAGAAATTAAAGTCAGCTATACAGCTGTACCAACAGACACGTGATCCTCGGGCTGCGGAAGTAATCGATCATCTCTCGAAAATTTTATCAACGTCTAAAGCTCGTAAGAATTTATTAGCGTATGCAAAACACATGTTTCCCGGGTACAAAGATCCTGCGCATATTCAACTAATTGCACAAAACTTAGAGAAGCTTGAGTCAGGAGAAATTAAACGACTAGCCGTCTTTATGCCGCCAAGGCATGGAAAATCGATGTTATGCTCAGAATTTTTTCCCGCATGGTATTTAGGAAATAATCCACAAGACTTTGTGATACAAGCGACATACGCACAAGAATTAGCAGACGATTTTGGACGTAAGGTTCGTAACCAATTGAATAGCGAAGATTTTAATAAAGCGTTTCCACAAGTGGCCCTTAGATCAGATTCAACTTCTGCGAAACGATTTCATACGATGCAAGGAGGAACGTACTCGGCAGTCGGAGCAGGTGGAGCGATTACAGGAAGAGGTGCTCACTTACTGATTATAGACGACCCGATTAAAGGACGAGAAGACGCAGAGTCAGATGTTCAAAGACGTAATTTAATCGAATGGTATAAATCGGTAGCGTACACGAGGCTCATGCCTGGTGGAAAAATTATTATTATTCAAACGAGGTGGCACCAAGATGATTTAGCAGGGTTCATTTTAAATGAATCACAAGAGGACTGGAAAGTTTTAGATTTACCCGCAATTGATAGTAGCGGTAATGCTTTATGGCCCGAAGCATATAATGTCGAAGCGTTAGAAAAAATTAGACAAACAGTTGGAGAACGTGTTTGGAATGCTCTGTATCAACAGCAACCTACGAATGAAGAGGGAAGTATTATTAAACGTGATTGGTGGAACATTTATAAAGAAGATAAAATTCCTACACTGAGTTACGTGATTCAATCATATGATACGGCGTACTCGACTAGAGATACCGCCGATTTTTCAGCATGCACGACTTGGGGAGTGTTTACAGCAAGAGATGAAAATAACGTACCTTATGCTGCGGCGATATTATTAGACGCATGGAAAGAACGATTAGAATATCCCGAATTAAGAAAACGAGCTAACGATAGTTATTACGAATGGAGACCCGATCAAGTATTAATTGAGAAGAAAGCTTCAGGCCAGTCGTTAATTCAAGACTTACGAAGATCGGGAGTTCCCGTAATTACTTATTCTCCTGATAGAGATAAAGTTTCAAGAACACACTCTGTAGCTTCAATGTTTGAAGGAGGTTTAGTGTTTACAATGGATCAAGACTGGACTAAGAGTGTCATAGAGGAGTCAGCTGCTTTTCCTTATGGAAAACATGACGATATTCACGATACGTGCGTACAAGCGTTATTACGAATACGTGATGGCTTTTTAGTAACGCACCCTGATGACCCTGAAGATGAGGATTATGAAACAAGAAAACAACGTGGCCAAGTCAAACATTATTACTCTTGACATTAGACCTAAGGGTAAACCGATTAGTAACGAAGCTCTACTTAGACTAGAAGATGATTACGTTGCAAATCGTTTAGTCGAAAATGCAATGGAAATAGCCAATAGAGTAGATATTAAAGGATTTGCTATGGTCGCATGGGACGAAAGAGGCGTTCCTTGTATAGCGTGGCAAACGGGGCACCCTCAAAATTTAATTAGCGAACAGATGCTTCCAAGCTTTACACAAACTTGTTTTTCGAATATAACAAATCGTAGAACATCAACTCCGGAGGATTTTAAAGATGATGAATGAAAGAAAAATGAAAAATTATTCAGTCGCAGATGTTGCTGCAGCGAATAAAAGATTTTACGAAAAGTACCCTGGCTGCAAAGAAGATGCTGCAATGCTTAAAAAAGCAATGTTAAATCCAGGAGATGAAATCGTAAAAGAAGTCGAAGCTGAAGAAAAAGCTAGAGCTAAGATGATGAAGAAACTTGAAATTGAAATAGAGATATCATAATGTCAAGTGATATAGATAAATACGCCGATATAGAAGAACTCAGAAAAGATGTACCTGCAAAAAAAGGTACTATGGGTGAAAAAATAGAATCATTTGCAAGCGATAGAACTAAAGGTTACTCTGCAGCAGAGAAAGAAGGTTTCACTCATACAAATAAAGCTAAATCATTTGATGATGAAGGTTCAACACTTGAAGAAATAAAAAAAATGTTAAAACCATCATCTAAAAAAGATTTTATGGTTAAAACTGGAATGAAAATGTTAAAGGACAAATAAAAAATGTCTAAAGGTTATCAAATAGAAACTGCAAAAGGTTTAGCTGATTTGGCAAAAGGCACAAGTTACGATCCATTAGCTGGTATTGAAGAAGCAAAAAAAGAAGGATTTGAACACACGAATCCAGCAAGAATTAATATGAGACCCGAAGAAGAAATAGAGGTTCAAAAAGAAACTTTTAAAAAAGGTCCTAAAACTCAAATAGAAAGATCAGGAGCAACTCCTGGTGGAACTTTTACTAAATCAACAGGCGGTATGTTTTAATGACTAAAATGACAGCGGGATCTGGTTCGGGAGAAGGTAGAATGCAAAACTCAAAAATAACAGGAGCAAGAATGAAAAAGAAAAAAAAGAAAAAATCATTTCCTGATATGTCAGGCGATGGTAAAGTTACTAAGAAAGATATTTTAATTGCACGTGGTGTAATTAAAAAAGGTAAAAAGAAGCGTGGCAAAAAAGGCTAAAGGTTTCGGCGTAAATGATTACGTTAAAAAGAAATCTAAAAAACGTAAAGGCCAACATTCTAAAAGACCTAATAAGTCATACACAAAAAAGAAAAGTAGAGGACAAGGAAAACCGATATGAAAAAAGGTAATATTTTTTATCATGGCTTTAAAGCTATTACTCAAAATAGCAAAGAAGATTTTGATGAAACAGTAAGACTTTCTGGAATTAAAGGAGCGAAGTCTATGGGCTTCACTCACACTAATCCAGCTCAACCTTATTTTAATGATGATAATCAAACAATTAGTAGAAAACCTAAATCAGCTGTAAAGGAAACTAAATAATGAAAAAATGTGGAAGTAAAAAATATGGCAAGAACAAGAGTAAGACCAAAAAGAAGACGAGAAAATCCAATTAAAACTTCTGTAAAGTCGGGTAACTTTAGACCGACTAAAAAAGGTGCTGGTATGACACGTAAAGGTGTTATGGCGTACAGAAGAGCTAATCCTAAATCTAAATTACAAACTGCAGTTACTGAAAAAAACCCTAAAGGTAAACGTGCAGCGAGAAGAAAAAGTTATTGCGCACGATCAGCTGGCCAAATGAAAATGTTTCCTAAAGCTGCAAGAGATCCTAATAGCCGTTTAAGACAAGCCAGAAGACGCTGGAGATGTCGTTAAAAAAATACTAGAACTTTTGTTTTATTTTGTTTATACTGAATCTTATAAACAAGGAATTTAATTAATGGCTAAATACCCTAAAACTACTAACGAACATATTATATCATTATACGGTCATGTCACTGGATTAAAAAAAGACATATGCACAATTAAAAATAATCATTTAAAACATATGCATGAAGACATTGATAAATTGGGTGGCAAGATAGATAAAATCTATTGGGTATTACTAGCGGCAGTGGGGGCTGTTGCAATAACGTTACTTGAGAAAATAATATGAAAATAAATGAAAATACCAACGTAGCTTTACCGCTGCGCAATCTTCTTACGATTATTGGAGCCGTAGCAGTTGGTGTATGGTTTGCATTTGGTGTTATTGAAAGATTGAATAACTTAGAAACTAAAAACCAACTATTTGAAAAAGATTTATTAGAAGCATCAGTTCAAAAACCCATTGATCAGGAACAATTTATGTTGTTAGAATTTCAAGCAAAACAAGTTGAGAAAATACAAAAAGTATTAGAAGAAAATTTACACACAAATGTAATGTTAGAACAACATGAAAAAGAAATAGAAAAATTAAAAAAAGATGTAGAACGATTAAAAGATCAAACTAGAGACATTAAATTTAGTAATGGTAATGGTAAGCACTAATGATCGAAATGGTCGTGGCACTTTGTTTATTTTTAAACGATACAATGATAGAACATTCACATAAAGAATCATTATCGGAGTGTCTTGAAACTAAAAGAAGAATAGAACGAAATACTGATAGTGGTAATTCACATGTTAAATGTTCTGTAGTCAAAGCTAAAGTATATGTAGATAAACATGGTATTAAACGAATAGAAAAAATTGAGGAGCATTAATGAAATTAAAACCAAAACACACTATTCCAGTTTTATGGATCATTATTATTTCTTGTTTTTTAATGGCAGTAAGCTGTACAAATAAAGAAAAATATCCAAATAAATTAGATACTATTGCGCAAGCTTTATCTAAATTAAAATAAAATGCCTTTAAATGCTGGATCTTTTCAAGAATACGACTATAATAATGAATATGAAGAGTGCGAATGGAGGCAATAGGCCTAGTAATTTACAAAATCATATCTATATAGTATATAAATATTAATAAGGAGTTAGACATGTTTAATCCATTAGATTTTATTGATTATAAGAAATCAAAAGAGTTTTGGACTAGCTATTCAAGCAAAGTATCTCAATTTTGGAAAGATTGGGCATCTGATGTGAAAGCTATGTTCGACAAATAATACCTTTCATTGTTTATCGCCAGGATAATTTACTTTATTCTGGCGATTTTTTTGTTTATAAAGTAACGATAGATTGTATTTTGGTATGAACCAGGAGGTATTATGTATTTATGAAAAAAAGTAAAAAGCAAAAAAAAGTTGCTAAAGTAATGAGGGAATATAAAAAAGGAAAACTTCATTCTGGTTCTAAAAAAGGACCAAAAGTAAAATCAAGAAAACAAGCTGTCGCAATAGCTCTTTCGGAAGCAGGTTTATCAAAAAAGAAAAAAAGTGCTAAATAGAGGAGGATTTAAAAACATTATGAGTAAACCAGGATTATATGCAAATATCAACAAGAGAAGAAAAAAAGGAATTAGTAGACCTAAATCAAAATCAACTATTACACCAGAAGCATATGCAAATATGAAAGCAGGGTTTCCTAAGAAGAAAAAGAAAAAAACTAAAAAGAAAAAATAATGGCATTAGAAGTTGAATTAGAAAAAAAGAAACTTTCTTATACCAATGAAGATGGTGAAAAAGTTTTAGTTGATGTAGATCAAGAACAAACTGAAAAAGATGAGGATGTTTTTGAATCCAATCACTATTCTAATTTAGCAGAAGAATTAGATGAGTTTCAAGTTAGAGGTATTGGTAAAGATTTAATTAAAGCTTATGAAGATGATAAGTCTTCAAGAAAGCAATGGGAAGATCAATACTCTAAAGGATTAAAGATGCTCGGCGTAGTAGTCGAAGATAGAAATGATCCTTTTCCTGGAGCTTCGGGTGTTCATCATCCATTAATGTCAGAAGCAGCAACTCAGTTTCAAGCTAGAGCTATTGCTGAAATGTTTCCCGCAGGTGGTCCTGTAAAAACACAAATTATTGGAAAACAAACTGATAAGAAAGTTGAACAAGCTCAACGTGTTCAAGACTTTATGAATTATCAAGTAACATCTCAAATTACAGATTACTTTAATGAATTAGATCAAATGTTATTTTATTTAGCATTAGCTGGTTCTGCTTTTAAGAAAATTTATTTTGATAATACGCTAGATAGAATTTGTAGTAAGTTTGTACCCGCAGAAGATTTTGTTATTTCATATCAAAATACAGATTTAGAAACTGCAGAGAGATATACACAAGTAATGAAACTATCTCGTAATGAAATTAAAAAATATCAAATATCAGGATTTTATAAAGACGTAGCTTTAAGTAAAAATGAAAATGATCAAAATACAGATCAAATAGAACAGACTGTACAAAAATTAGAGGGAATGACGTCTTCAGCTTCTGATAAAATTCATACTGTATTAGAAGTACATACTAATTTAGATTTAGGTGAAGATGATAATGGAATCGCTTTACCTTACATTATAACTATTGATTATGATTCTGAACAAATTTTAGCGATTAGAAGAAATTGGAAAGAAGATGATACACTAAAAAGAAAAAGAACTTATTTTATTCATTATAAATATTTACCAGGTCTAGGATTCTACGGCTTTGGTTTAATTCAAATGATCGGCGGTTTACAACACGCTTCTACTGGAGCACTTAGAGCTTTATTAGATTCAGCTGCATTTAGTAATTTAAATGGTGGCTTTAGAGCTAAAGGCGCAAGAATAGAAGGTGGCGATATAACAGTTTCTCCCGGAGAGTGGGTGGAGGTTGAAGCTTATGGAGATGATCTTCGTAAGTCATTTATCCCTCTTCCCTTTAAAGAACCTTCACCAACTCTCTTAAATTTATTAGGTGTACTTACAGAATCAGGAAGACGTTTTGCAAGTATTGCAGACGCTATGGTAGGTCAATCTGCAGGTAGTGGTCCAGTTGGAACTACGATAGCTCTAATTGAACAAGGGAGTAAAGTATTCTCTGCTATACATAAAAGATTACACCAAGCACAAGGTAGAGAATTTAAATTAATCTACGAACTAAATGGAGAATACCTAGATGATGTCTATCCTTATGAAGTTATTGGAGAAAGTAAAACTATCAGAAGAAAAGATTTTGATAGTGCTATCAACGTTGTCCCTGTTAGCGATCCTAATATATTTAGTCAGGCTCAGCGAATTGCACTAGCACAAACTGGACTTCAATTAGCACAACAAGCACCTAATATTATTGATGTAAAAGAAGCTTATAGAAGATTTTTACAATCATTAAATATTCCTGAATATAATGAATTAATTATTGAGGACGAAGATATACCAAGACGTGATCCGGTGTCAGAGAATATGGCTCTACTGAATGGTAAACCCATTAAAGTATTTGAAGAACAAGATCATGCTGCACATATTATGGTGCACCAACAATTTATACAAGACCCTAGATTTGCAGGAAGTGATGAAGCTAAACAAGTTTTATATGGACAGATGTTAGCACATATCGGTCAACACACTGCTTATTTATATCAACAACAAATGCAAGCTCAAATGCCTCAAGGTATACCAACATCTTCTGGTGAATTTAATAGAGAACTTAATGATGAAACACCTAAAGAAATTTCTATTGAGCAAGAAAATA